GACAAATCAACGAAACGGGATTAAGTGATTTAAATGCCATACTATCAACCGATAGTATTTGGAGAGCTAAAACAGCGCTTGTGTTTTTTACGGAAGCAGACAGTTCGCTATATGATTTTTTCACTATCAAAAAAAAACAAACCATGCAAAAAGAATCAACGTTTACTTTAACAGAAGCTGAATTGGCAGAGGCTTGCAAAGTTTACAATACTGAATTTATAACAAACCCAGAAGAATTTGGAGAAATCAAATTAGATGATGAAACGTGTTACGCACAGGCTAGGCACTTGATAGCCATTTTAATGAAAATAAAAAATAATGACTATGCAACAAACGAGCAATAAAGCCAAGGAAGCCCGGGGTACTAAAAACAAAACCCGCTCCAAGGCTATAAACAACCGTACCGCCGGGGCTGTATTTGAAGCCCAAGCCCCGAGCCCCCCGCCTGGTGCCAACCTGAGCGCTGAGCAAAAGAAGATTTACAAGCAAATAGGGGAACGTATAGCCGCCTCCATGCCGATGATGCAAATAGATAGCTATGCCCTTGCCTTGCTGTCTATTTGGGTGTCCATTGCCAACGAGGCAAAAGCAAGTATTGACGCTAAGGGCTTAATCCAAACCTTTAGTAAAACCGGAGCCCGTGCCCTATCCCCCGAGGTATTGCTGTTTGAAAAGGCAAGTTTGAATATTGCCAAAATTGGCGCTAACTTTGGCCTATCCCCTAAAGACCGCATTATGCTACTTGGAACGCTAGCCCCCAAGCGCGACGAAAAAGACCCGTTAGAGGGCTTATAATTTGGAAGGATATAACCAATACATATCTGACGTACTAAATGATAAAATTGTCGTTGGCAATCTTATCAAAAAAGCCGTGCTTAGGTTTGAGTATATGCGCTCAAACGGTGATAAGCACGGCTTTTATTTTGACCCCGTTGCCGTGTCCAGGGTCATTAGATTTTTCCAAAACCTGCGCCATACGTCGGGCGATTTTGGCGGTAAAAAGTTTATACCTCTCCCCTGGCAGGAATTTGTTTTAGCCGGGATTTATGGCTTTAAGTACAAAGATACCGGGAAGAGGGTTTGTACAAAAGCTTATGTAGAGGTTGCGCGAAAAAACGGGAAATCCGAGTTTGCGGGGCCGGTGGGCTTGTTTAACGCATTTATGGATGGTGAATATGGCGCGCAGGTGTTTAGCGCAGCCAACACAGCAGATCAAGCTTCTGTATGCTGGAAAGCGGGCGCAGCAATGGCCGCCTCACTGAGAAAGGAAAGTAAAAGCTTTGAAAACAAAATAAGGATATATAACAGTACCAATAACCGCATTATTGGAAGCTTGACCGATCAGGAAAGCTTTTTTAAGCCAGTTGCCGCCAATGCGCACGTTTTGGATGGCCTCCGTCCTCACTGTGCTATCATTGACGAATACCACGAAGCCCCGGATGATAGCGTTTTGCGGGTTATGGAATCAGGGATGACGAACCGATCCCAGCCCCTTTTATTTATCATTACGACGGCGGGCTTTAATGTCAATGGCCCGTGTTACCAATACCGAAAAACGGCGGTTTCTATCTTGCAAGGGCAAAAAGAAAACTGGAATACCTTTGCAGCTATTTACACCATTGACGATGGCGATAAGTGGCAAGATGAAAATATCTGGATAAAAGCCAACCCCTCAATGCCTGCCACCCCGACATTGAGAGGGATGCGCGATGCTTATCAAAAAGCCGTCACGGAGGGCGCAAGCGCCGAGGTAAATTTTCGTACCAAAAACCTCAATCAATGGCTAACTACTAAAACGCGGTGGCTATCTGACGATATCTGGATGAGAAACGCGCACCCCGTTAATGCTGATGCAAATTTGCAGTGGTGGGCCGGGCTCGACTTATCAACCACCAGGGATTTAACCGCCTTAGTTTTATTTTCCTCTAAAGATGAACACGGGCGGCATAATGTGATACCTTTCTTTTTCATCCCTGAAGAAAACGCCAAGGAGCGCAGCCGCCGGGATGGGGTGCCCTACCTGGATTGGGCACGGGATGGTTTTGTAATTATGACACCAGGCGACGCAGTGGATTATGACTATGTACTAGATATAACTATCCAGAATTGCAAGTATTTTGGCGTAAATTCGTTACTGTACGACCCTTACAACGCTACCCAAATGGCTATAAACTTGGAAACGGAAGGAATCAAAACAGAGAAATTTGCCCAAACGACACGGTACTTCCACGAGCCTATCAAATACATGGAAGTTTGTTCCAGTAAAGGCGAGTTTGGGCACGGCGGCAACCCAGTGCTTCGATGGATGGCTCAAAACGTGCAAATGTACATAGACACCAACGGCAACCAGAAATTTGATAAACGCGGCTCCGAGGTTAACCGCATTGACGGGCTAGTGGCCGAGGCTATGGCCGTGGCTGGATATTTGAATTTCGAGAACAATGAATCTATTTATAACCAAGAAAACAGAGGGCTGTTAACGTTATGAAACCATTACTTTGTGTTTTAAAAGTGCGTGAAATACCGCAATGCCTTGAAAGTTACGAGGCGGCATTATCTATTATTGACCAGGTTTGGATTTGCGGCTATAAAGAAATTGAGATTGAAGCGCTGCAAATACTTGATCAGGTGGTAAAGCAAGCCAGAGAAAAGGGTTATACGCATTTAATGATGATCAGCGACGACGCGACGATAAGCAACGAGGCCGTACTTGAAGTATTGCGTATTACTGAACAACATGACTTTGCAACTGGTTTTTGTAGGCTCGACTACACTAGCAAACTAGTTAATTTGTCTTATTTCCAACTTAAAGATGAACGCCCCCGTAGTTTGGCTGACTACCGCCTTATGAGATATGAAGAAATACCAAAGGGGGATTTCCAAACTACTTTTTCGGGTTTTGCGCTTACCTGCCTGCCAATCGAATATTGGGAACGGTACCCTTTTCAATGTATTTTCAATGGCGGAGATCACAACGGGAGTTGTTCTGATTGGATGATGTGCGTAAGAATGGGCAAAGATCATATAAACTTATGGACAAATAGATCAACGGAAGTAATACACGAAAAGATAAAAGCGAGCACTGTAATTGGGCAAACGTTTTTCATTGGCGAGCAATATCAGCAAATTATATGGAGGACAAAAAAATAGAAATTCCGGAACACATTTGGAAAACGGCCTGCTCAGATGAAGACTATTTTGCCTATCATCTATATTTAAGGACTGAAAAATACACCTCTAACCACGATGCATGGGAGGCATTGGAGCGCGAACGCGAAACCTGGGGCCTCCCTATGCGATACACCACATTTGAAAGCTTTAAAACCAATAAATATAAGTGGACATTAGAGAAGTTAGGAAGAAAGTAATTTTAAATTACCAATAAAGCGTTGTAAATGGCCTTTTTTTGTTGAAAATATCAACAATTGGCCGGATTAATCCAAAATATTGCGAAATTTTTCGGTTTTGAGCAGCGCAGGGCTAATATCAATAACCCTAACGTCCCGCTCACGCCTGAAAATATTTTCGGCTATTTTGGCGGCGTAGCCAAGGCGGGTGTTAGTGTTGATGGTGAAAGCGCCCTGAGTTTGTCGCCCGTTTGGCGGGCTGTTGATGTTATTTCCTCTACAATTGCCCTTCTCCCTGTTGAAATTATCCGGGAAACCGCCGCCGGAAACCAGGCTAAAGCCTCTAAACACCCCGTTCAATTTCTTTTATCCGATAGCCCTAATGAGGAGGTTAGCGCATACGACTTTATGCAGTCGCTTGTAGCTAATGCTGTATTAAGTGGTAACGGCTATGCTTATATTGAGCGCGATATGCGCCAAAGCAGCGCCAAAGCCATTTACAATATTGACCCAAACCGCGTAACACCATTTTTCGATGGCACCGGTAAATTACTTTACCGGATAGATATGTTTAAGGATTCAGTTAGCCCGCGCGACTTAATACATATTAAAGGCTTAACTTGGAATGGTTTCATGGGTATGGATATTATCCGCCACCATAAAGAAAGCTTAGGATTGGGTATTGCTAACCGCGATTATGGCGCAAACTTTTATAGCAACGGCGCGCACCTTTCTGGGGTTCTTAAACACCCTGCAAAGTTAACAACGGACGCATACGGAAGAATTGCCAGCACGTGGAAGCAAAGTTATGGCGGCGCTGGAAAGGCCGGTTCAACGGCAATTTTAGAAGAAGGAATGACTTTTGAGCGCCTGGGCCTCGACCCTGCCACCGCCCAATTTTTGGAAACGGGCCGCAAGACTATTGCCGACGTGTCGCGCATTTTTGGTGTACCTCAATTTCTTTTAGAGGACTTAGACCGTGCAACTTTCAATAACATAGAGCAATTAACATTGCTTTTTGTCCGTCACACTATCCTGCCTTGGTGTGAACGCATTCGCAACGAATTTAACCGCAAAGTTTTTGCCACCAATGAGCGCGGGCGCTATAAAATACGCTTCGTATTGGCTTCTCTTTTAGAGGGCGACACACAAAGCATGGCAGAGTACTATTCTAAGTTATTCAACATTGGAGTGCTTTCGCCAAATGACATTCGCAAAATGAGAGGGCTTAACCCTGTCCCAGGCGGCGATAAACACTTTGTTCAGATAAACATGGGTGATATAACCGAAGCCGCCGCGGGCGATCCCGCCGGTGGCGAAGATTCACCCGATGAAAATATACAGCCGAATGAGTCAGCAAGCAAGTAACAATATAGAACGCCGCATACTTGCCGGGCCTTCTTTGAGAAAGATGGAAACGGACAAGGACAGCCGTAAAGTTGTTGGTTATGGGGCTGTTTTCAATAGTTCGAGTGAGGTAATGTGGGGTTCTTTTGTGGAGGAAGTCCATCTCAGCGCATTTGATGCGGCAGATATGAGCGATGTTAGGGCGCTATTTAATCATAATGATAATAAAATACTCGCGCGATCGCCTGGCACCTTGTCGTTAACTATTGACGATGTGGGCCTTCGTTATGAGTTTGAAATGCCTGACACCTCATACGGCAACGATTTACTGGAATCTATGCGCCGTGGCGATATTACCCAAAGCTCGTTTGGGTTCACTGTTGAGCAGGACGAATGGATAGACCGCAGTAAAGATGAATTACTCCCCTTACGCCGCATTCTAAAAATTGGTCGTGTTTTTGACGTATCACCTGTGACTTATCCGGCATACCCCGAAACTACGAGCGAAGTAAGGAGCCGATTTGGTGGAACGAAAATTGAAACCCCTGATAATCTTAACACTGAGAATCGAACAGACGAAATTGATAAGCAGTTGGATGCGTATAGCGAAATACTGCTGGCTTATAAAGAACTTGCGCTTGATGGTAAGCGCGGCTAATTTTTTAATTCAAACAAATAAACGCAATGACAATTGACGATTTGATTAAAAAGGCTAATGAAGCCTTATACGTCATGCGCGACCTGGGTAACAGGAAAAAAGCGGAAGGCCGCGACTTTACCCAAGACGAGAATGAGCAATTTGAACGCGCTGACAAAGAGTACATTCGCTTGATTGGCTTGATCAACGAAGAGCGCAAGCTTGCAGAGCGGGAACGCGCCGTAGGCGAAATGCAGGAAATTGAAGAGCGCACCCACAAGTTCACAGGGAAAGAATCAGCCCCGGGCGAAGGCAGTGATGAAGATGTAAAAGGCTCAAAAGCCTACCAACGGGCATTTTTGCGCTACCTAACAGGCAATATGGGTGATTTATCCGCTGAAGATCGCTCTTTGCTTGCCAAAGGTTTTACCAAGTATGAAAGTCGTGGTACTGACCCGATTACCACCCCTCGCTCCGGTGTTTACGGTGGCTACGCTATTCCGACGGGCTTTTCCAACGAGTTGATTCAATCTATGAAAGCTTATAGCGGAATGCTTGAAGCTTGCCGGATTATCACCACCGCAAGCGGCGCACCGCTTGAATGGCCTACACTGGATGATACTGCCGCTGTTGGTAGCCAGCAAACCGAAGCCGCCGCTATCACAGTGCAGGACTTCACGCTTGGTCAAAAAATCCACTACGCCTACACTATTGCCGACATTATCAAAGTGTCGTTCCAATGGCTAGAGGACGAGGTACTTTTGGCTTCTGAGCTTCCTGGCATGATTGGCACCCGACTTGGCCGCAAGGTCAATGATTTATTGACTGATGCGGACGGTTCTTCGAAGCCCACGGGCATTTTAGCCGCCTCCGGCGGTGCCAGTGTTGGCGAAACCGCCGCCTCTTCTGCAATCAGCCGGGATAACATCATTGATGTAATTCACAGCGTCAACCGTGCCTACCGCTCAGGCCCAAATGTCGCCTTTATGATGGCTGATACCACACTGGCAGCCCTCAAAAAGCTGACTGTTGGTACTTCTGATGACCGTCCGTTGTGGCAACCTGATATGATCAACGGCACGCCGGGCCGCTTGGAGGGCTTCCCAATTGTAGTAAATGATGATTTCCCGGCCATTGGGGCGGGCGCAAAATCTATTGCATTTGGCGACTGGTCAAAATATGTTATTCGCCAAGTGGGCGGAGTCAACGTCATGCGCTTGGATGAGCGCTTTGCGGATGCGCTTTCTGTTGGCTTTGTTGGCTACTGGCGCATTGACGGCAAATTGATGGACGCAGGCGCTATTAAGTTGATTCAACACGCGACCTAATGGCTAAGAAAGTCATAATGATAAAAAGCTGCGCCGTACAGGCATGGGGCAAAAGCCACAGTGCGCCCAAGGGCGCAGCTTTAATCTTTCCCGACGAGGTAGCGGATGGGTTAGTACGTGCTGCCTTAGCTATTTATGACGTCCCGGCAATTGTAAATATGGAGGTTGCTATAAGCAAGCCAATGGATAAGCAAACGCGCAAAGGTGGTAAGTAGGCTTGAAAATATCAAATCTTGGGCGGTAACTTCCGCTCCCGCTGTTGAGCCTGTGAGCGCCTCAGAGGTTAAGACGTGGCTAAAAATCACCTCAAGTGCGGACGATTCACTTATTGGGAGCCTCATTATTGCGGCTAGGCAAGCGGCGGAAAACTACTGCAATATCAAGCTGATAAGCCAAACTATTGCAGAGTATTGGAGCGCATTTCCTGACCGCCGGGGGGAAATAGTTTTGCGTTTTCCGCTTGTTTCGTCTATTACCAGTGTGGCATATGTTGATGTTGACGGGGCAAACCAAACCTTTAGCACTTACAACGCTGATTTATCAGGAATTCCGCCTCGCCTGTGGCCTAATGCCACAACCGAATGGCCGGAAACCAATGAGCAGTTAAAAGCGGTAACAATTACTTATGTGTGTGGATACGCCAATGCGGCGGCTGTACCTGATGCAATCAAAACCGCTATTTACCTGATGATAGGGCGATGGGAACAAAACCGGGAAGATACTGTTAAGATGATGCCGACCGCCGCCGAAAACTTGCTTAATCCTTACCGCGTACAACTGTTTTAAATGGCTGATTTTCTAAAATACGAAAGCTTTAATAAGCCCATTGACAAAGCACGGAGCCAAATCGGCACTATGCGACATAGGCTTAGTTTTCGGACTTTTACGGAAAGCCAAAACAGTGATGGCAGTATGGCCCGTTCTTGGACAACTGAAACAGAGCAATGGGGGCGAGTGGAATTTACGACAGTGGCAAGTGAAGAACAGTTTGAAGCAGAACAGGTGGTACATCGGATGGCTATAACTGTCAACGTCCGATACCGGAATGACATACGACCGAAACACCGAATTTTACACGAAGGACTAGAGTACGATATTTTAAGCGTTTTACCTGACCCAAAGCGGATGTTTTTAACGATTGAAGCGGTACAGGTGGAACCTATGTGGGCAAGTTTTACAGGATAATGGCAAGCAGTAGCGTAAACTCAGCGGAACTATCAAGTTTGATTGCTAAACTCAATCAACTGGGTAATGATATTACCCCTGCCAAGCGCCGCCAAATTTTACGCCGTGCCGCCGCACCTGTTAGACAGCGATCAATTAGCCTTGCCCCTCGTTCTAGTCGCATACACTACCGCTATTCAACGCCTAAGCTTTTTAAAGGCAAACGCGCAAAAAGGGGAACAGCAAAGGCTTACCGGATTGCCTACCACCCTGGAAACTTGAAAAAATCTTTACAGGTGCTTACTTTCCCTCGTGACAAATCGGCGGTATATGTAGGGCCGAAACGAGGGCGTGGTGCAGGCGGTAAAGAATACGGACGGACGATAAAAAACAGTGATGGCTACTATGCTCAAATGATTTTTGGAAGTGCATCGGCTTTTGGGGCTCAGGTTACAAATGCAGCATTAAATGCAGCTCGCCGCCAAGTAGTTTTTATAGTAGAGGATGGCATTAAAAAGATTGTCAACACTTTTAAGGCTAAGACAAAGTTATGACGGTACACGATGCGATATACAGCAGACTTTCAGGATATTCAACGTTAACGGCGTTGGTATCAACTCGCATTTTTCCCGACATAGCCCCCCAAGACCAGGTTTTACCCTACGTTGTTTTTCGGGTGGTTGACACTATCCCGGCACAAATCAAAGACGGGGCAAGCCTGAATAATACTTACAATATCGAAGTGATGTCCTTTGCTAAGACCTTTTCCAGTGCCCAAAGTATTATTGATGCCTGTTCAAGTCGGCTGGATTACTGGACGGGCACAAGCGGCGGGGTTACAATCCGGCATAGCAAAGTAGATTCAAAGGGTAATCTGCCCTTTATCCCAGAACAAGAAGTTTTTAGCGCGACCTTACAGTGCCGCGTTTTCACTTATAACACTTGATTTTCTAACTCAAACAAATAAATATCATGCCAATCACATCGGGAATCGTTGTTGGTGATTACGCGAGGTTCTACCTTGAAGGCGAGCCGATTGGCTACGCTACCTCTTGCACGTTGGACTTCTCACGCGAAACCAAACAGACACTACACAAAGATAACTACACGGGCTCAACCGGGTGGGCTACCTCTACTTTGGGCACGGCTTCGGGCACTTTTTCGGGCGAGGCATTTTTTAGCCAGGACGGCTATAATACATCTACCCATGCCAGCCCGTTTGACCTGTTCGATATGCTGACCAACGGTACGGCGGTAACGGTTCAATTCCGTATCCCAGCATCAGTGGACAATGTGGGCGATAAATACTGGGAGTTCGAGTCTTACATTACGGCTCAGAGTATTTCAGCGCCTACCAACGATAATGCAACGATGAGCTTTTCGGGCATTATCAACGGTGAGCCAACAGTAGTTCCAGTAACCTAAGGCACGGGCTCCGGCCCTGCCTTTTTTATAATCAACACTAAGACAATGACAACAATTCAAGTAGGCGAGGTAGAGCGGCCAATCCACACAGGTACCTATATGTTGCTGCAATTTTCCAAAGCTAATTCTCTCACACTTGATCAACTAGGCAAAGAATTTGAGGAAATAGTTAGCGAAAAACCAGAAATAGCTATTTCCTTCTTATACCACGCTTTTTTAGATGGGTGTCGGGTGGCAAAAATTAAAGTTGACTTCCAAGAACCCGACGTGTGGGATTGGGTGGATCAGTGGCCCGAAATTGTGCCGGCTATTTATTCCGCTTTTGCTGATACACTACCTGCTAAAAATCCAACTGCAAAAAAAAAGAATCCGAGCAAGCCAAGCCGCTAACCTTTGAATTTTTAGAGGGGTTTTGTATTGGTGTGCTGCGTATGAGCTTAGAGGACTACAAAGATGCCGAGCTACGCACCGTTATCTATGCGATCAACCAATGCTATGAATACGAAGAGGAATTACAGCGGCAAGAATGGGAGCGCACAAGACTGCAAACCACAATACTTGTAAACATCCAACTAAAGAAAAATGACCGCTTTAAGGTTACCGAGTTAATGCCCCTACCTTGGGATGAGGCCAATGAACCGCAAGCGGCTAAGGCGCTGACTTACGAAGAACAAAAAGCAGCTTTTGAAAAAATTGACGCTTTAATGAAAAGCCGCAAGGCGCAAAAATGACGCGATGGCAATAGGCGATTTAAATGTACGAATTGGCGCGACAATAAAAGGCTTGCAAGATGGGCTTAAAAGCGCCCAAAAAGCGCTTAAAAAGTTTTCGAGAGAGGCAAACCAGGCAGGCAACGACCTATCTACTAGCGTGTCACTGCCTATCCTTGCCATTGGGGGCGCAGCCCTCCAGGCCGCTGGGGACTTGGAAGCCTTGCAACTCGCACTAGAAAGTACCTTTAAAAATGCCGGGCGCACAGTTGAGGAATCCAGAACGGAATTAGAAGCCCTGCGAAAATCAGCTAAAGCCCCTGGCCTTGACTTTGAACAGGCGGTAAGAGCTTCTATTCGCTTGCAAAACGTTGGATTTGCTGCCGAAGATGCAAGAAAGGCGATTGAAGAATTAGCCAATGCAGCGGCTTTGAGCGGGGGCACCGCAGAAAACCTTTCAAGTGTTACGGTACAACTTTCCCAGCTACTCGGAAAGTCTAAAATTGAAGCCCAAGATATTAAGATCATCCTCGACAATATTCCGGCGCTGGCTAGTGTTTTTAAAGAAAAATTTGGAGGTAGCACGGCAGAACAAATCCGGGACAGTGGCGTTACTGCTAGGGAATTTGTAGATATAACTGTACAGGGCCTTTCAGAGCTTGACCGCGTACAGGGTGGCTTAGCCAACAGTTTTGTCAACTTCAAAAGCGAGGTAAAAAACGCACTGGCAACGGTGGGCTTGGAATTAAACCGGGTGTTCGATATTCAGGGGCTAGTAGATGGTTTTGCTAATAAAATAGCGGGCCTGGCTGATAAATTCCGGGCGCTAAGTCCAGAGATGCAGCGCACGATCGGCATAATCGCCCTAATTGTCGCCTCCATTGGCCCGGCCATTAAAGCGGTGGGCTTGGCTGGTTCCGCCTTGACTGCCTTATCTGGGCCGGTGGGCCTTACTATTGCCGCCCTGGCTGCCCTAGCAGCGGCTTTTGTCTATGCCTATGAAAATAGTGCACAGTTCCGGGCGGGGGTAAGCGGGGCCACCGAGGCGGTCAAAGAGTTTTGGAATATCCTATTCACTAATATTAAAACCTTTGCGGATGCCGTCCGCCAAACCTTTGTTGAGTTTTCGCCTGGCAATTTGGTAAAAAAGCTCCTTACCTCGCTTAACCCTGTTGGACAAGCTCTGGCAGCGGGCAAAGAAATAGGCAAGGCGTTTTCAGATGGATTTGCCGAAAAAATAGATAAAGAGTTTCGGGCAAATTTATCTACCGTAAAAAAGAACCTGGCAGAAGCTTTTCCTAATACTAATTTCTTCCCAGGCACGGACAACATCCCAAGCACTTTAAAAGCTGCCGTCGGCACGCCGGGCGCTGGGAAAAGTAAGGGTGCTGCCAAAACGCCTTTGAGCGATGCAGCGCGCGAGATTAATAAAGTCTTTACTGACCTGCAAAACCAGCTTCGTGCAATAGATGTAACGACTGCGACGCTGGGAGGTGCCGCTGAGGAGGCGCTAGGGCAAAAATCGGACTTGATAACATCCGCTATTGAAAACCTTATCGAAAAAGGTGTAAATCCAGCAAATGCTAAGCTCCAGGAGCTTATAAATAAACTCAAAGAACTACGAGGCGAAGCCCCGGCGGCTTTATCCCTACTCCCTACCCTTGCCACTGCAACAAGCGTACAAAGCCAAGACTTAAACCCATTGGGCGGCGACCCTGAGGGAATCAGAAGCCAGGTAGAAGGGCTAAATGAAGCGATGTCCAGGACAGGCGAAATAATGACCAGCAACCAGGAGAAAGCAGCTAACTTGAGGGTTGCGTTTGCTGATTTGTCGGCGGGAATTACGTCTGTTTTACAGGGAGCAATACAAGATTTAGCAATTGTATTGGGCGAAACGTTGGGGAATATACTGTCTGGTGTTGCTGATGGCGGGCAAATATTGGGTTCTGTATTTAGCACTTTGGCGGGCTATTTAAAGCAACTTGGAGAGGTAGCTATCAAAACAGGGGCCGCCTTTTTTGCTATCCAAACCGCCTTTAAAAATCCACTTAGCGCGGGCGCGGCCATTGGCCTAATTGCCGCCGGGGTTGGCTTGATTGCTTTGTCCTCCCTAATTAAAAACAGCATCCCGGCTTTAGCTGATGGTGGTATAGTAAACCGTCCTACCCTTGCCTTGATTGGCGAGGCCGGGCCGGAGGCGGTGGTTCCACTCCGAAACTTCAAAGGCATTGGAGGGGACAATAACTTTGTATTTGAGTCGAGAATTTCAGGTAATGACCTGTTAACTATACTACGCCGCGAAGGCTCATATCAAAACAGAATACGGTAATGGCTACACGCTTGCAAGGCGGGTTTAAGTCGCTAGGTAATGACGCTTCATTTACTGATGATGATTATATAGTGACAATAGACCAAGACGGCTATGCGGGCGCTGTTTCGGATTTTGATTTATTCGATTTGGTTTTTTCATTTGGAGGTGATACTGACCAGTTACTTATTGCCCCAATCACGGGATCTTCGTGTAAGATGTCGCTTAAAATGACCTCAGCGGTAAACTCATTTGTTTTGGCTTTGGTGGCTGGCACGGAAGAGGATTTTAAGGTTAAAATACAAAAAAACGGTGCGCTGTATTGGATGGGGTATATACTACCCGATGGCGTGACGCGGGAAAATAAACCCTATGGCGCGGCTCCCGTTTTTGAAGTTCGGGCAACGGATGGCATAGGGCGATTGAAAACATTAGATTACGATGTAAGCACAAGCCAAACGACTATCAAGGCACATTTGCAAAACATCCTAACGGGCATTGGCCTGATGGATTTTGCCTATGCTAATACAACTGATATTGTACTATCATACCTGTTTTTCTGGCAGGAAGAAAATAACGCCTACAATATTGAAACGGAAGATACCATATCCTCTTATCGGGCCGATGGGCGTATTTGGAAGTACGTAGATAAAAAGGGGGCTATTAAATACGCTTCCTACTATGACGTGTTGTTGGATATTTGCGTGGGCCTCAATGCCCGCTTTATGTTTTCCGCTGGCAAATACCGCTTTGTGCAGGTGCCAGAATACCGCTTTCGCACATCAGGAACTACAACTATTTATATTCACGAATGGACAAAAGCGGGCACACATTCCACCGCCTCCACGACTAATTTAGGGGTTTGGAATAGTGTAGTGTCAACAGATACAGACTTTCACGCGGGCACTTCTGACTTAGTGCTTTTTTCGGGTTCGTTGTGGCAGTATGCCCCACCGCTAAAAACGGCTCGCGTAAACTATAATCACTTTTTGACGCAAAACCTGGCACCGGATTGGGCGTGGGATGAAGCTTATACAAGTGTTGAAACCTACCAAACAATTGATAGTGTAAGTAATACCGCAAGGCTCAAAATTACCGGGGCGCTGACCTACCGAATTGACTATTCGACCGGCTTTGATTATAGTCATGTAAAGTTTAGGCTGCGCATTAAAGTAGGCTCTTATTACCTCAAGAGGACGGCCACCTTTGGCGCGGCGGGGTTTGCTTATGGCCTTTTACAATGGACAACAACAAGCAGTTATTACGAGTTCTACGGGGCTTCAACTGTGACAACTGACAATGCGCAGTACACCAATTTATTAAATATCGAAACGCCGCCCTTGTCAGCATCGGGTGACTTGGACATGAGTTTTGAAATGGTTGAGGTGGTCAAATGGACGGGCCTTGTCGTTTCAACGGGTGACTATACCGAGTATTATAATTTTGGGGATTTGTATATTGAAGTGCTTCAAAATGGCGTACTACAAGATCAATACAACCAAAATAATTACATAGTAGGCACTAATACTGGCAATAGCAAAACAATTGAAATTGATAGCGCCATTGGCTCCGGGCCTTCTGCTAATGCCATCGGGCATTTACAGTCCTGGGATGGCCTTGCATGGGTAACGGGGGAAAATTGGCGCTATGGCACTTCTGGCACTTATGTACCACACGGGCAACTTCTTGCAACGGAAATATACGGCCTGCAAAAAGCCGTAGTGCCGCGTTTTCAGGCGCAAATGAGGGGCGTTTTTGAAGCTCATTATAGGTTGCAACACGAAAGCACGGCAACGGATTACTATATTTTCAACAATGGCAGCTTTTCGGTTACAAAAGATGAGTGGGCCGGTGAGTTTATTTTAGTGTCCAGGGATGTTAGCGGGCTCAGTGCTACCATTACAGAAAGCTATGTTACCCGTAACAACTTGGGCCCGAATGGCGAAATACCATTTATCAACCCATCCGGTAATTTTCCTGTCTTTCCGGGCAATGAAACGGAAGGTTTTTCAGTGCCTTCTGTGGCAGTCACCCAAACCTCTACTATCATCAATGAGGGGGCAACCGTTACTACTATTGCCATCCCGTCGGCCTCTGGTGGCCTGCTTTATTCGGGTGATGTTGTCACGCTGGTAAGCCCTTCGGGTGATGTGCAGCAGTTCACTTTGACGGCTGATGTTGACGCGGGCGATACAACTATTACAGTAACCAGCACGACAGCGGCAACTACTTTCCCGGCGGGCTCCTGGGTAACTCCAGACCCCGTTGATTTTTATGAGAACGCGGTAGTTAATGCAGGCGGCAATTGTTTTGAAGAGATTTTTTTGCCGGACGCAGGCGATGTAAGCGTAAAAATAACGGTCAATTCTGGGACATGGCCTGCTAATATGGACTGCGTTTTTGTCTTTAGAAATGGTGCTTATCAGGTTTTTGGAATGTCAAACGACTACTATATAAGCGGCGCGGATGCGGTGTTTAATGAGCCTTTTGAAGCTGATGACCGGGTAGTTATAAAATTTCACGTATAATGAGAAAACTATTTTTCATACTCATATTTGGTTTTTTGGGGTTTACCGTGTCGGCGCAGGTAACTAGGCTTAAATTAAAGCAATTAGAGCTTGCGCCGGACACAACCTACCGCTATGTGATTGTTGGCGATACTGTAACTAAAACAGCGTATTGGGCCAAGCTTGACAGCCTGGGTCTTGGTGGCGCGGGCGGTACCTCTACCTTTTACCTCAAAGGCGATAACGGAAGTGTGCAAACCTTGTCAGCGGGTGATACGATTGAAGTATTGAGCGGCACGGGCTTAACAACTTACACTATTAGCCCCGACCAGGTACTTTTGACCTTGGATTCCACTGGCGTGACAGCTGGCACTTACAACTTTGCGAGCGTCACCGTAAACGCTCAGGGGCGAATTACTTTGATCAGCGGGGGCACAGAAATTGACGGCTCAATCACAAACGAGGGCATGTTAGGCGTGGCCGCTGGAGGGGCTAATGACGCGACTATATACACCAATACAAGCGGCAACATTGGTACGAGTATAGCGGGTAGTTGGGGTATGCTAGTATCTGAAACTACGAGCGCAAACGGGGGCACAGTAACACTAAGAGTAGATAGCTCCCAGGTAGCTACACAGTACGATATAATCGGTTTTATATCCGGCTCCGGCACTTCGGGCCGGGTGCCTGTTTTCACCGGGGCGCAAAGTATTGGCAATGGCACACTGCGCGACGACGGCACACTATTGGCGATCGGCGGGGTGACGGTTTCGGGATATTCGTTTTATGACTATTCGACCGGCGGCTGGCGGCTTGCGACGGGCACGACGGCGCAAAGGCCGACGGGGCAGGCCGGTGGGTTGCGATATAATAGCACCCTTGGGCTTATCGACTGGCACAATGGGACGGCATGGGCTTCTTTAGCTCCATCAGCCGGGGCGTTCACAACTGGCTCCATAGCTTTTGCAAATAGTTCAGGGCAACTAACACAGGATAATTCAAGTCTTTATTTTGATGATACTAATAATAGGTTGGGCATTGGCACTACTTCGCCTTCATACCCTGTACACATTACTGGTTCAAATGCGGGGCCGTTTGCTATTTACTTAAAAAATTCAAGTTCTGGTTCTGGCAGCGCGGCAAATTTTATAATCGAGAATGATGTTGCTAACAGAAGTGGGCAAATATTTAAAGCTGGTACAGGTTATGGAACGTATAAAACTATCACAGCCAATGACATGGGAATATACAATAATAACAGCGCGGGTAATATGTCCTTTCTGAATGATTACGCTTCAGGGAATATAAATTTTGCATCGGGCGGAGTATCAACCGCACAGTTAACTTTATCTTCTACAGGACTTTTAGGAATAGGGACTACCTCCCCCGCCTACTCTTTAGATATTACAAGCACGGGAGGACTCAGAATGCCAGTTGGCACGACGGCTCAGCGCCCAACCCAGGCCGCCGGGGTGTTCCGGTATAACTCGACAACGCCAGGGCTGGAATATTCAGATGGTACGAACTGGCACGGCGTAGGAACTGGCACGGGCACCATGTCCTCATGGACTTTGGCGGGCACATCGGGCACACCTCAAACCATATCAGACGGCCAAACGGCTACTATTGCAGCAGGCTTTGGCCTGGCCTCGGTGGCCGGGGCTACACGAACAGTCACGATTAGCGCTGATTCCATTACGATGGCAACGCAGTACGACCTAACGCAAGTTGCAACAATCTACAACGCGGACGGAAGTATTAACGATCAGCGGCTTATTGACTTAGATTATAGCGATGGCTCGTTTAATTTGTTCTGGGATAATGGCGCTGGTGATACGCGGGAGTTTACTTTAGGTGATGGAGCAAGCACCTACACGACGCAAGATGGGCTTTGGTTTGCCGACTATGCAGGCACGGCGGCGGGAGAAATGCAAGTGACCAGCGCCCAAACGTATTTCGCTAATGCGGTAGGGGCTACAACTTCCTCTATAACCGTCACCGCTAGCA